CTTCTTGCCAAAATTTTTTCTCAGGTTTCAAAGTAATTACAACTTTTTGATAACCTTACCCATTTTCCAAGATTCAGGTTCTATTGTAATAACTAAACGGTGAGATTCTCTAACGCCAATCAATTTATTTTCCATTAATTGAATGCCTTTAATATCAAAAAAATCTCCATTTGGAAGTGCAACTTGCACCCTTGCGTTTTGTACAGTGGGTGAAGTTAAAAATTTATCTAATGTCTGTCTGAATAACTTTCCGTTTATCATATTTATTTAAAAGGGCCAGTGCAGTCTCCCATCCTGACCCTAAAAGGACTGAAATGAATAATCATTACAGATCAATTTGCAATTTACGTTAAATTACTGTAATAGTCAATAGATGGTCACTTAGGGCTAAATCCTCTGATGACCATAAAATTATGGGAGTACCAAAGCAATTAACAGAAATGCAAATTAAATTTGCTCAACTGTTGGTGACGAATGAAGGAAGAAAAACACCAACTGAATGTGCAATAGAAGCGGGCTATCAAAAAGAATCCGCAGCCGTTCGTGCGTCTGAATTAAGAAATCCAAATAAGTTTCCACTTGTCGCAAAATACATTGGCGAATTAAGAGATGAATATCAAAAAAAATATGAAGTTACTTTTAGTAGGCACATATCTGAATTAGCAAAAATTAGAGATGATGCCAGAGCTAAAGGCGCTTGGTCAGCTGCAACAAATGCTGAGATAGCAAGAGGTAAGGCAGCAGGTTTATACATTGAACAAAAGATTATTCACCACAATAAAATTGAAGATATGTCAGCAGATCAATTAATGAACAAAATGAAAACTATCTTAGAAAATAACAAAGGTTTGATTGAAGCAGATTTTCAGGAGGTGCTAGTAAAACCAACACCTCCTAAAAAGGTTATTGATTATTCTTCTTCAGAATCTTCATCTGAATCCTCATCCATTGAATCATCAGAATCATCTTCTTGAATTTCTAAAACATCATAGATATTAGCAATCTTATTTTCAAGTTCTTCAACTTTATCTTCTAATTGTTCTATTTTGTTTTTGTTTTCGACTTCGTCGTCTTTGTATCCAAACATATTTCCTCCTGGTTGGACCGCGAACCATAGATTAAAACTTTTTATAATCAATATATTTTAAAAATATATTGAATTGGTATTATCCTACAATTTTACCTTTATTAGGTCCTTTTTTAATAACATATCGTTGAGTACCATTTTTACCAATCTCAACTTCTTTACGTAGCATTTGAAATAATTTCATTTCTTTTGCATTTTCAAATTGTTTTTGAACGTAATCTAAAACTTTTTGTTTATTTGTTTTTTCTCTAGTCGCCATTTGTTTCCTTTTTGGTATGAAACACTTCATACCAAGTATCGCACTTATCACATTGATACATACTTACGATACTATATTCTGATGCGTGATAAGTTTCTTCAGGTATCTCTTCGGTATCAAAATCATTATTCCATCTTACTTCATTGTCACAATAAAAACATTTCATATACTAACCTTTTCCATTTTTAATATACAACCAATAGGAAATATATTCCTATCACTAAATACCTCATCCTTATCGTCATAGCTAGCAAAGGTTCTTAAAAACTTTTTATCCTTTTTGTAAACATATGCCAACGTAATCATTGTGCTTGCCTCAAACTTATCAAACTCTTCGGCGGTAGCATGACCAGCGTCCCCTGTAATATCCACCCAGGATATACGATAGAAGTAATACCTTCGTTTATTGATAACAATGCTTTTGTATCCTGCTTTTTTACGTCGTTTATTCATCCTGTTCACTATACTACAACTTTCCCTTAATAAGACCTGCTTTATAAATATCTATATATAGGCCCTGAAAAGTATAAAAAACTTGTAGAAACTGTAGAATCATAAAATAAGTCTTATTAATCAATAGTTTACGTCTCTACAACTTGTTACAATTTCTACAAATTTTTGGTCAAATCGTTTAGAATTGGCCACTACTGCGGATTCTAGCAGGTGGCAAATTTGTAGAGAAAATGCGTTTTTTTCAATTTTAAGTTGTATTTTAGTCATTTTGTGTTCATTCTGGGTTTTTTATACCTAGCTTGAACTAATTTAGCAGTTTTTTTAACCTGTTCCAACCAGTCCCTCGCCGCTCGCTCCCTGCTACCAGAGTCTAGCCTGTAGTAGCGAGAAGCTAGATTATCACACTCGCGTATTAGTTGTTCTATAGTATTCATCTAATCTCCTTAACCATTCCCATTTATACTGCCTAAATCTTGCCCCATTAAGAACAAACTTTTGAAAATACAAGTCAGGCGTGCACATCAATATTACGCCCTGCTCAATCTTAGTATTGTATACCGCATCGTGAGCCGTGGCATATGCCGCTAGTTGTAGGTAATAATCACCTATATACTCTTCCCTTTTAGGCTTGTTACTTTGCTTAAAGTCTATTATACTTTCACGCCCTTGATAAACCCCACATAGATCAGTTTGACCAGCATACAATTCAGGATAGTATAATACGCACTCAGAGCCCCAGATTTCTTCTAAATCCCCTAAACCCTTCTCTACCACCACCTCTGCCATTCGCTTGGCCTCTACGCCTTCCTCTGTGAGATCTAGAAGGCCTTGACCAGCTATGTAATGCTCTAAATAGCTATGCATTGCAGTACCACGTGTAGCTGCCGTATTCTTGACTCGTTCTGCCTCAACATCGCCTACTTTAACTTTCCACCTGGCTATTGCTTGTTTCTTTTCTTCAGATTCCGTAGCTGATAATATGGTTGTAACAGATGGTAACTTTTCGTTACCAACATCATAATGTCTCTTATCGTTTATTAACGATCTAACAGACTTTGGGTATTCGTATAGTTTATTCCACTTTAAATTTGACATATCTTTTATATATTTCTGGCCATCTTTCTAAATGTGCTTCAACAATTTTTAAAGCATCAAAGAAAGTAGTTCTGTTCTTCCTCATATTAAATTCGTTGGCCACGAACATAATGTTTGGTTCTTCGTAACAAAGTTCAGGGTTTAATCTATCTATGGATACACTATTTGTGTATGCACTTCCAGGTCCTTGTCGACCTGCTTTTCTTCTAAGAAAAGTCATTTTTTGTTTTGTCATAGGACAATGCATTCCATATTTTGCCTCTTGTTCTTTCCAAATTTCATACAATCTTTCTTCTGTTACTTTACAAGAATAATATTTTTCTATCTCTTGATCAGTTAATTCATATCCTCTCTTTGCTAATTGTTTTTTCTTTGATGATATTTTATTACTGATCTGACCATAGAACAAATGAATCGCACCTTCAGGTGTTGAAATTTTTTCATTCTTTTTTCTTTCAAGTGTTTTTTTATGTTTTTTATTATACGCGTTACAATACTCTAATTGACATTTTTTACATCTATAAGTGTTTTCATAAAATTGTTCTAAGGGTAATCTTTTTTTACAATTAACACACTTTCTAGATCTCTTTAATTCACTAGCACCAAAAAGCATAAACTGACCCAATACTTCAACTTTCATTTTTTTAATGGTCCTACCCTTCCTGCACTATCTCTAATTCTATCAGGCCATTTACAATAAATTTCTAATTTAGATCCGTCCTTTGATAGTAAGGTTATTTTATGTCCTTCTTTAAGATCTTCTATCCAATGTCTTTCATAATTAGAATATTCTATCCAACCATTACCTTTATTACGCCGTGTCGTCATTTACTTTCCTTCTCATATAATGTTTACTTGGTTCATAGTTCCATCGTTTATTGGGATGTCCTTTTAACTTTGCATAAATCATACGAAGCTTAACAATGAATCTTTTTAATTTCATGCCTTTGCCTTTCTTATCGTTCGATAAAATCCAAAATTAAAATCTAATCCGTCTTTAGGTTCTTTGTATTTATGTTCTTCCATAAAGTCTCTGGCTTTGTTTAAAAGATCTTCACCAATTTCATAACGTTTAATTATTTTTTTATTCAACCAAAATGAAATAAATAACATTTTTTTAAACCGACGATAGTTGCCAAATTTAAGTAAGGACAATTCAAAGAAAAAAACAACAAAGAATAAAAGGAAACCAAGTCTATTTTCTGTTCTTTTAAGAAATTTTATTTCTTGTTTAACTCTTCTAAGGTTATTACAAGCTCTGATATATCTATGTCTTTTTCTTTGATGCTGTATTTCATCTTTTCTTAAATTAACCATATAGGTTTTATAAAATTTAGATATCATATTCCTCCTTTATTTCTAAATTGTTCAGTCACTTGTTTAACAAGGTCCTCATTGTTTTTTCTAAGTCTAAGATTCTCATCAATTATTTTATCAACGTATTGATGTAGTTTCTTATTCCTAAATTCCAGCCTCTCGATCCTCGCTGCTAGATCCTCGCTAGGTTCAACACCAGCATTTTTATATTCCTCTTCAAAGGACATAGGCAAGGTTATACGTTCAGTTATCTTCATTGCAATTTCTCCATTTTTTTTATTTCACCTAAAATGGTCTCTTCAGTAATTTCTACTTCACCTTGATTTTCACAATAGGAACAATCAATAGGAATCTTTTCTTTCCAACTAGCATCTTTATATATCATACGATAGCCATTACCATCGCATTTAGGGCATATGATTTTACCTGACATTTTCTTTCCTTTCTAATATACCATTCGCAACAACTGGATTTATTTCTACTAATGAATCTAATTTATTGCTATTTAGTACTTTCTTTATTTTATTAATTATAAACATTGGATCGTATCCTGCGTTTTCACAAACTTCTTTAAAGTCCGTGTTATTGAGATCAATCCAAGTTCTCGTTGTTTTCTTTTCCTGATCAGTTAGTGGTATGGCATTATGTCTAAATGATAATGCTTCAAACACTCCTTGATACAGAACGGCTCTCCATAGTTTTTCTTCAGGTGTAGCATTTTTATCTACATCAGATGAAAATATTTTAGGTCTGCCTGCTTCAGTCTTTAAGTTTGCCATTTAACTTTCTCGCTTTCTCTTTTACTAAAGTTTTAATTACTTGACTACGACTTAATTTCACATCAGGTGTCATTTTAGTCTGTAGTTTAGTAACAGTAACATAGGTCTCATTATCGACCGTGATGTTTTTGTACTTGCTAAAGTCAGTCATTGTATGTATCCTTTCATTATTATTTGTTATATTTTAATATCCTATATATAGGATTTTATTCTTAAATAGTCAAGGAAAAAATGAAATTTTTATTAGTTCTACAGATCTGTTCTGTTATAGCTCAACAATGCACACAACCTGTTGAAATAGGTAGATACAAAGACCATTTTGATTGTGCAACCGCAGGTTTTATTAATGCTATGGGTGCTATAAGAGAAATAGGTGTTGAAGAAGTAAATAAAAATAAACTTTTAGTTAACTTTTCTTGTAAAGAACAAGAATCTATTTAACATTACAATAGTGGCCAACAACTAGTTTATCATCTAGAGTGTACCAGCCCTGTTGTTCACCAATATTATCTTTATATTTTGCAATTTGTTCAATGATTCTTTGACCAACTACAGCACAATTATCTTCCGTATCAACAGGATAATAATTTTTTTCTAGGTTATCAGGACCAGTTAATAATACTACTATAACTACTAAAGACTTCATCCTTGTCCTCTTTGTTTTTTTCTTTTTGGTAATCTTTTATTAAAAGACTTTGCATGTCTGCCTGGTCTTTTTCTTGGAAACTCTTTGATGAAAGTTATCGAGCCGATGGATGATTTCTTCTTAGCCATTCTATATCGTAGTCGTCTAGTCTTAAATATTTAATAGATCCATTTACATATTGTTTTGTA